AAATTTACTAAAATGGGCGATGCGTCCGAATCCTATGATGTTGACCATCTGAGCGATGGGTTGCGTAGTACACGTTATGGCCAAACCGCTATCATGTTGGATACTTGCGGTATCCTGGCCAACCTAGCGAGTTCCGGCTTGAAAGCCGAGTTCAGGGTCGTCTAATGGACCCCACCAAATACTTCAAACACGATGTGACCCATTGGGTGGTTACCGGGTCCGATGGATTTGGTGGTTTCTTATTCAGTGCCCCTACATTATACAAAGGCCGGTGGGAAGACACAGCAGTACAGTTTCGTACGATGAAGGGTGAGGAAGAAACATCCAATGCTGTGGTGTATCTCCCCATAGCAGTGGCCATTGGGGACTACGTGGCACAAGGTGATCATGAAACCACCACAGTGGCGAACCCCACCACAGTTGATGGACATAGGGTGCGTCAACGACACAGCACTACAGATTTGCGTAATATGTCCGTCTTGCATAAGGCGTTCATCTAATGGCTATTAGGGGTGTATCCATTGGACGGATCAACACGCCTATGGTGGTCAAGTTTGATTCCACCGGTATGTCTATCAGTGGCATGCGTGAGACTGCTGCTGCTATTGCAGCCACCATTGATAGAGTTATTGACTCTGTTGCAGGAGCTACACCAGCTGCTATCACGAAAGCACTTCAACCTATTTACAACCTATCGCAGGAATACGTTCCTATTGATACAGGAGCACTCAAGGAATCAGCATTCATTGAAACACGTGAAGGTGTCAATGGCCCTAAGGTAGTCATCGGGTACGCTAAGGGTGGTACTCCTTGGTATGCCGCCTATGTGCATGAGAATTTGGAAATGAAGCATGCTAAAGGGAAATATGCTAAGTTTCTCGAACGTGCTGTGAACGAACGCATTCACATCTTTAAGGCTATATTGGCCAATGAGATGCAAGCTGCAACGACGAAAGTAGGTTCCGCGGGGAGAGTCAGATAATGGCTGAGTATCCAGCATCCGTAGGAGCCAAGAGCCTTCTTACAGCACATGCTGCTATATCCGGGTGGCAGATTGAGATTGGCGCAATGCCCGAGAGCCCGGATAAGGTTATTACAATTTATGATACAGGCGGCCAAGCACCAAATCCGAAATGGCTTTTGGACTTTCCTACACTGCAGGTAATGGTGCGTGGCGCTGTAGGAACGTATCTGGACACGTTTGTAGAGGCTAAGGCAGTTAAGGATATCCTCTTAGGTACACCATCACAGGATCTTAATGGTGATAGGTGGGTGTCCATTACACAAAATGGTGAACTTGGCTTTTTAGGTAGGGATGAGGATGAACGTCCTTTGTTTTCAGTGAACTTCGCACTAATCATCGAGCCCCAGACTGTGACTAACAGCCACAGGCTTGCTTTATAATGTAAGGAGACAGTAATGGCTAAATCAATTAGGATTTCAACAGATGACGTGACCTATGTCACTCTTCCGGGCTCGCAGGGCGAATTTAGCGCAGATGGCGAGTCAATTGAAGATACGATCCTGGGACAATCATTCACGTCCATGGATACCGGTCTTACTTCCTGGAGTGTCAGTTCTGATGCTATTTGGAAAGGGGCTGCAGGTTATATTGCAAACCTCATGTCGGTAGGTACACCTACAGCCGCCACCACTGAAGCGATGACGCTTGTGTCGGGCAAAACGTATCAGATCAATGCAACAGCCAAAGAGATCTGGGATCGTTCCGCAACGGTTACGGTTTATGATAATGCCGTCGACCACACTGCAGATGTAGCAACTATTGACTACCTCTTCGGTCAGGTAACTTTTGACACTGGTTACTCAGTAACAGGCCCTATCACAGTTGATATGGAATATTTCCCCATCGCCGTAATTGGGTGCGCACAAAGCTACACGCTCACCATGACTGCTGACACCATTGACAATACCTGTTTCAATACTGCACAGGCCAATGGTGGTCGTCGTACATACGATGCTGGTCTGCGCACTGTGAGCTTCGAAATCCAGGGTGTTTATTCTCCCACAGAGGATTGGAAGACTGAAGTTCAAAACCGTACTGAGATCATTATCGAAGTGGATCCCGCTGGTGATGGGCTGTCCGTAGCACGGGGCTTCTTCAAACTTTCTACTCAGAGCCAATCAGGTGCGGTGGGTGCGTTGGAACAAGAAACACTCAACTTCAACCTGTATGTACCAACAGAGTCCACCAATCCAGAAGTATATGTACCCTTCGGTTGGAAGCACGAAGCTGGAACTACACTTAATACAGCATGTCGTATGTTGCTGGATTCCTGGGAACAGGAATTGAATACGTACTACGTGAACTACCTGCCTTCTGGTACTGCTGGTCAATCACCATTGGATGGAGCATCAGGGCAGTTCGTTGTAACTGACGCGTCACTTAGTGGCGATTTAAGCAGCATGAACGTCTTCCAGGCATCAATGCAAGGTACGGGAGCATTCACGGTAATCTAATAGCACGATCGCATAATAATATAATGGCATAACGTAACAGGAGACAATAGGTATGACTTCTAAAAGAAACGAACTGCGGGCCAAGTTGTTGGGTAACGCACCAAAACCAAAAACCGAACTTATTACATTGTTCGGTGCAGAGGTGGAGTTGCGCCAACCAACACTGGCTACAATCATGGAGATGAGTGACGAAGCAGACAATAAGCAACGGTCTGTTGATATGTTCCTGAAATATGCATATGTCCCAGGAACTGATGAACTCGTCTTTGAGAAAGCTGACTCCGCCGTTATTCTTAATTGGCCTTTCGGTGATGAACTCCTTGCGATGCAGCAGGCAGTTGGGCGCCTTACGGGTCTTAACATAATGGTAGATGAAGCAGAGGTTGCAATGGTGGAGGGCCCTTTAGAAGAATCGTCGTCGAATACAGCTTAGAGCTGGGTGAGTACTTCCATGCGGTGCTACAGGAAGCCACACTCGACGACATAGCACATTATATTGCACGCAACAGGTTGCAAGCCAAGGAGACGGAACGTGCCAGGAAAAAGTCAGAACGTATGCGTAGGCGCTGACCGTTGTAGGAGTATTGTGTCATGGCAATAACTATTGGTGCATTCAAGATCGACTTTGAGGCTAATACCCAGCCGCTGCAAGATTCCAAGAAGATGATCCAAGATTGGAGTGCGGCGGTTTCGCGCGCATCCAAGAGTACTACTGCTGCCGGCCAGGAAAGAGCCAAATCTTGGGGTAGGCAAGAAATTGCGATGAAACAAGCTTGGATCCAGATGCAGCGGCAACTGGTTACCATGCGTAAGCTTGCTTCGGAAATGCCTAAGGGTTCCGCAGCACAAGCAGATATGAATAAGAGGATCAATGATGCCACAGGTGTATTGCGCCGCTATACTGTAGAACTAACTTCTGGTACTTTATCCCAACACCAAATGGCACGATCTGCCGTTGCACTAAAGAATGAAATGCAGAAGGTAGCTGCAGCTACCAAACGAACACAGGACGCAATGTCCACAGGCAAGTTTAGCAAGCTTACGGACACACTCCGTAACTTGGAATCTGCTTCAGTTCTGGCTGTAGGCCCTCTATCAGGCATTGGTGCTCGTCTCCGAAGCCTTAGTGCTATTACCAGTCGTACCACACTCGTGATGGCCGGTTTACTTGGCACTATCACGGGTATTATTGTAGGGTTCTATAAACTCGCAACAGCATCCATTCGTGCTAATGCCGAGATGGCACAAGTAGAAGCACGTCTATTAGCTGTGTCAGGCAGTACAATACAAGTAGGTAAGGACATCAAGTACATTACAGAACTCACCATGCGAATGGGTCTGGAGTTCGTAGGTACAGCTAAATCCTTCTCCCGTTTCAATGCAGCTTCAATGGGCACCGCCCTAGAAGGGGATAAGGCGAAGAAAGTTTTCGAGGGCATTACTAAAGCAGGTGCCGCGTTACGTCTTAGTGGCGTAGAGATGGAAGGCATCTTCCGAGCAGTTGAACAGATGATGTCTAAAGGCACGGTTCAGGCAGAAGAGCTTCGTGGTCAGTTAGGTGAGCGTCTCCCCGGTGCATTCCGCCTTGCAGCAGAATCAATGGGTGTCACCACCATAGAATTGAACAAGATGCTAAAGAGTGGTGATGTCCTTGCAGAGGATATGTTGCCCAAGCTCGCACAACATCTTGAAGATACCTTTGGTGCACGTTCTGAGGACAATGCTAACACCCTCCGAGGCGCGTGGAATAACCTTACTACGCAATTCACACTCTTTGCCAATGAAGTTAATGATGCTACAGGCATAACAGACGCTTTAGTTGCTGCAATTAAAGACCTCACCATAGGCATGAAAGCTCTAGCTGAAAATATTTCGCTCGTTATCCAAGCCTTCGAATGGTTGGGTCGAATGCAAGATCGGCTCCATTTTACAAACATGGGTCTCTCGATATCTAAACTCACCAATGTCGCATTTGCTGGGTTCATGGTAGCTATACGTGAGACAGCACGCGATGCTGGTTTGTTGAAGAGTGATACGGATAAATTAGCCCAGTCCTTCTTTGACGCTATTAATCCCATGGAGAGATTGAAGGCAGCAGCAGAGAAGGTTAAAGAGACCTATCGCAGCCTCACGTCCTTCTCTGCGGGGTTCCAAAAGAGCATTGTCGATGGCAGTGGGGGTATCCAAGAGCTTGTCGATGATATGGATCAGCTCAATGATGCAATGGCCCTCATGGCTAAGGGTCGCAAGTTCGAGACAGCTATGGATGAAGCTGCATGGGCAGTTAAACTTGTAGGGTCATCAACAGAAGATCTATTCCAAGTGTCCAGGATGCTATGGAACGATTACCAGATATTTGCTATACCTACAGCTGCAGAGGTGGCTAGAGGTCTAGCTACAATGGCCGAGCGGATACGTGAAACAACCGATTCTATGGAGGATGGTACAAAAGCAGCGGACGCATATGCGGACGCAATGTTTGAGCTCGGTCAGTTGCATAAGGAACTTGCTGCAGCAAAACAAGGACAAGAGGCATACGATCTTTATACAAAGATTGTGTCCAAGATTGAAGACCAAGCACAGAAGCTACGAGAAGCAGGCGTCGATGAAAAACTAATTGGTGATAATGCTGCGGATCGGCTCGCTACCATGATTGCTCTCACTGCCGAACAAGAGAAGATGGCTGCGGCGGCGAAACGTCACAAAGACACACAGAAGGCCGAAGTTGACCTCATGAAGGCAAACGCAGCCGCGATGAAGAAGCAGGATACGGCTCTCACGAAGGCTAACGAAGCAATTGATGTTATGGCCATGCGTATTGCTGCAATGGCTAGTGGTCCTGACAGCTTGGAAATCTTTGACAAGATCCAACGTCCCCTGGCACAATTTGTCTTCCAGTTGGAACAAGCAGGTGTTGCGAAGGCAGACATCGTCGCGCGAGCTAAAGAGTTTGAGGCCCTTTTGCAAGAGCAATTACGCTTGACTGGTCCAATCGCGAAAGGAATGCAAGATATTGCTGACTCCATGGGTGATGCTATGGAGAGCCTGTTCACGGGTGCGAAGACACTTAAAGACACATTTAAGGATATGGCTGAGGAGATTTACAAATCTCTCGCCCACCTCCTTATTATCGATCCTCTAGTCAAGCAGATAGGCAACAGCCTGACCAATACATTCACCCAAGGTACTAATGGACAAGTACCAAGCATCCTCAACATGTTTAAGAAGAACAAAAGCGTGCCAGGTGCTGTGTCGGGTACTACAGCCAATACAACTGGTGTATTGAAAGCTGGAATGAATGACCCAGTAATAGCGAAGCAGATGAAGGTCCAGGATCAATTCCAGGATACAATCGATAACTTTGACGAAGCGATTGAACAGTTCCAAACCACCCTAGAAATGATGCAGGAATGCGTATGTAAAGGCTCAGGATCAGAAGGTGTAGAAGCAATGGATTCATTGTTTAGATCCTCCATGTTATTGGGTGATTCCTCCGTAGGATTGGATAGCGCAAGCACTGAGTTAAAGAATGCTAGTTATTCCTTAGAGAATACCGCCCGTAGCTTTGAAGCAGCCGCAATGAGAGATCAACAACTAGCAAAAGCAGATAAGTGGATGAAGTTAATCCAAACAGGTGTCTCTGCATATGGTTCAATGAGCTCAATGGGTTCAGCGAGTACACTAGATGCTGGAGGTGGGACAAGCAGCCCAGGTAGAACAGATTTCCTCTTGGGAGCGAGAGCATTTGGCGGACCTACGAAGGGTGGTGGATTATATCAGGTAGCTGAGAACGGCCCCGAGTTATATCATGAAGGAAACAAATCATACCTCCTGGCGGGTAACGATGGACAAGTTGAACCTATGCGCAGTGGCGGCAGCACAACTAATATTACTATTGTAATGCCGCAGCAAACAACTAACAGAACAGCAGCGCAGAATGCTAGAGCCATTGGCAAAGAACAAGCCAGAGTAATGGGGAGGAACGCTTAATGTTTATTGATGAACCATTACTGGATAGATACGCATACGGCTTTGTGTCTACAAGTACATTTGCTACTACCCGATATCAATTGAAGTCAGGCCGCTCTAAAAGAAATGCCGAACGCTCTATGCCATTGTACCGTTTCAAGGTACCCTATAAGAACGTCAATGTTGCTTATGCTGGGGAGCTTATTGCGTCATACAACAGGTGCCAAGGACCAATTCATTCCTTCCGCTTCAAGGACCACTCAGACTACACCTTGGGTGATGTGATTATCGGTACGGCGGTAGGGGGTGCGGGTGAAACAATGCAGATCGTTAAGCCGTATCCTTTCGGAAGTAGTGGCTCTCTTGATCGGATTATCTCCAAGCCAAAGGCAGGCATTACTCTTACGCAAGATGATGGTATAGGTGGTATTACTTCATTATCACACACAATTGACCTCCTCACAGGGATTGTGACATTTACCTCCACAGCCGGTTATGTCATCCGTGCTACTGGCGAGTTTGATGTACCAGTTCACTTTGATGATGATGAACTAGACCTTGATTATGAGACATGGGTGCATTTGTCTTCTGACATCGTGCTTGTGGAGGACTTTAACGCGTGACCATAACTGCACGCCCAATCCCAATCGCATTGCAGGATCATCTGTATGAGGATGGGACTACTTGTTGCTTTCTTCTCAAGATAACTGCCCGTGATGGTACCAGTATGGGTGTGTGTGGTCTTGATAGAGACATCACATATGATGACGGTGCAGGATCTCTTCTTTATTCAGCGCCAATAGGTCTTGATCTCTCCGCCGCTGAATCCAGTAGTACCCTAGAGGTAGATAATGCTGAAGGAATTGTGCTACTAGCCGATGCTGGTCCATTCACAGCGGAGAAAGTAGATTCCGGTTATTTGGATAATGGTACGTTTGTTGTATATCGAATTAACTGGGCCGATCTCACAATGGGTCATTACATCCCACCAGGTGGC